TCTAGAACCAGTAAATTCAATTCTAGGGTTATTGGTTGTAGCATCTGTTGTTCCTGTTATAGTAGCATAGTTTCCATCTTTATAATAATATATATTTTCAGAATCAAGAGTGTGCATTGCTTGGCTATCTACATGGGCTTCAACAGCGGCTTCTCCTATATCAAATTTATCTGTTATTATTGCAGGAAAAGCACTTTTATAAAATGTTTTAAATCTATCAAAATGAGTATTGGGGATTGTTCCTATATCTGTTTTCTCATAAAAATCTCCATAAGATATAGGGATAGGCTTATCAATATTTTTTTCTGGAGCATTAGGATATGTAGAGGAATCAACAACGGATGCAGGAATATTTTTATGTTGCTTTGAATTAAGGTCTAAAAGAGTTAGGATTATGCCTTTATGGTTGTATTTAAAATCCCCAGATATTACTCCTGTTGCTATCATTCTATCTGATGTGTCGTATGTTCCAGCCTGTGAAGTATTTAAAAATAATTCCCATTTGCGATTTGTAAAATTATTAGATGCAAAAAGGTCTGAGAACCGAACTCCTTTAATGGCTTTATTTGTATTTATTAATTTAATTGTTAAGTTGCTTGTCGATGTAGTAAAGTTGTAAAAATCTAGTGATTGCGTATAATTACCCCAACTAGATACCACTCCATAATAAAAATCAGAGCCATCAGCCCTGTCTATATCGCTAACCCCAACAAATGCAGATTCATCATTATAATATAACTTTAAAACCCAAAATGCTGTTGTATTTCTATTGTTTAAGGCATTGGATAAGTTAGAATCAAAACTAAGCATTTATTCTATTTCCCAAACTACTTGCTTTATTTAATGCTGGGATTAATTCATTATTTACATAACTTTCATCCACAACCCCACCAGAAATATTAACATTTATCGTATTGCCGACTCCACCTTCACCTCTATTTAATTGAGCAAGATTATCAACTCCTACCTGTTCAACTACTGCCTTTCTTATTATAAATTCACCTGCTTGTGCCATAATAGGTACATTGTCTTGACCTCTTACTTGACCGCCATTAGCAAATCTTTGAATATCTCCGTTTTCCTTGATTAATCCACCAGTATGACCTTTTATAAATTGAAAAAACGATGTAGACGTGCCAAATGAACCACCAGTAAATATATTGACTAAACTAAAAACTGCCGCTTGTGCAATTAATTCAGCCGCTATAGCCTTTAAACTGGCTACAACAGCCTTTCCCATGTTTTCACCATTTAATGTTGCCTGTGCAAAAGCAGAACCTAAATCCCTCACACTTTCAACTGCAAATGTTTGTTCAGCATCTAAAAAATTTAAACTATGAAAATTGCTGTTTTGAGCAATGGTTAATTCTTCAACAGCTTCTATCTGCTTCCAAATCATGTGAGTTTTTTCTTGTATTCCTTCTTTAACTTTTATGTCAAATATATACCTTTGTTCTTCTATTGAAAAATAACCAGCACTCATTTCTTTATTAAATTCTTCAGCAACACTTTTTATTCTTAATGCCTCTGCTAATTTTTTTTCAGATTCTACTCTTTTCTTATTGCTTTCATCTATTAAATCTAAAGCATCTAATTCTTCTAATAATAAATTAACTTTGTTTTTAGATAAGGTCATAGCATTTTTATTAGAGTCATTACCTGCTTCTACAAATTTTATTTGTTTCTGTAATTCAAAATTTAATAATTTTTGTATTTCTTCGTACCTACTAACATCTTTAATGCTATCAGCAAGATTATCTGCGTAATCTGCAAATACAACCCCCAATCTTTCAAAAAATCCTAAATTATCGCCTATTGCAGAACCTAAGTTAGACATAGATGCTCCAAATCTATCTAAAGAATCTTGACTGCTTAATGTTTCTTCACCTAATGTACTAATCTTTGCTTTAGCTGATGTCATAGTTGCTTCGAGAAACGCTTGTTTTTTTTGAGTATCTGTTAAAGCATCAGCGGTTGTGTTGTTTGCTCTCGCATAAGACTCATACGCTTCTTCAGCTTTAACAATGATACCAATGTTATCCAACATCAATCTTGACTGCCTACCTATACCAGTAATTAAAGACTCTACAGAACTAGCAGTATCTCTGCCTAATGCCCTACCAAGTCTTTGAGCAATATCAAACATTTCTGCCATCTCATCTGAATTTTTAGCAACCCCTAATATCATTGCGTTATTAGCCTGTTGAAATAAATCAAATTCAGACATCGTGTTATTAGTGGCTTTTTCTAGTTGCTCAATAGCGATACTCGCATTACTTACACCACCACTAAGAGTATTAAAAGCTCTTTCCATTGATTCAACTTTAGCACTTTGCTGATTAAATTTTATTAATTGTCGCACTCCTAAAGCCATTGCAAATTGAAAAAGTAACATTTTAGAACGAAGAACTGCAAATGTTCCGCCTAATATTCGTGTTCTTTGAGTAGTTTTTTTAGTGCTTTTATTTAATTTGTCTTGAACATCTTTAACTTTTTTTCCTTCTTTAGCTAATCTAACTTGAGAATTGATTAAAGATTTGGTTGCATTGTCAAGTGATTCTATAGCTCTTCTTAATTGAGGTGCATTAACTGCTTTAAAATTAATTGTTATTGTATTTTTTGTATCAGCCATTTTTCATTGCCTTTGATTTTTGCCTTTCTAGTAAGTGTGTTAATAAAAAGGTTTTATCTATCCATTTTTTTGGTTGATCTCCATAGCTTCCTTTATATGGAGATATATTAAACTGCCTTGCATACATAAATCTTGATATATCTTTTTGTGCTTCTGCATCCATTATCATACTACTACAAGTAAAAAAGGGCAGTTGAGCCATCACCGATTCAGCGATATGCAAATTACTACCCTCTTTAATATGTTGCTTTGTTTCGTCTATTAAAAGACGAATAATATTCCAAACTTCATCATCTGATGTAAAGGTGCGAGTTTCATACTTTCCATCGATTAAGATAGGAATTTGAGCCTTATAGGGGTATTCGTGATACATACACCCCTCACACTTTTTATCTAGTAAGAAGTTTAGTTCTAATGTGAGGGAT